CCTGCACCACAAGGAATAGCTGGTATACTTGGCGTAGGACAATTAAATTCCAAAGAATAACTGTCATTTACTAGTGGTGCTAATACATTTAATGTTACAAGTGAAGGACTTGCTGAGGTTTTATTAATTGTTAGAGTTGTGTTTTTAGTAGATGGATCTCCAGTATTTATATCGCCAGGATTTACTCCTGCATCCAATAACTGTTGATCATAAGTATCTAATCCAATATAGCCTGTTGTGGCTGTATTACCATCCCAATCTAAAGTGAAATTGATAGGTACATTATTACCACCAATTACAATGTCTATATCTCCTATGTCATTTGTGTTTAATTCAAAAACTTTATTTCCTACGTCTATTCCTGTTAGCCAAGTATTTCCACAACTCACTTGCTCTACTGGAGTTTGAGGAGCTTCACCGCTTGTTAAATAATAAGGGCTTCTAATGTTTATCTTTTTCATTTTGTTGTAAATTGTAAAAAGTCTTTTAAATCTAATTGGTAGGCTTCTATAATATCCTCATCTAAACTTTTAAATGCTGCCTCAAATGGTTTAGTGAAAAACATACTAGGCTTAATACCTTTCTTTTTAATTGATTGAGCTAATATAAATCCCATTGTCTTGTAACTACCGAATCTACCTTTTGCAGATCTAGGTTGCATACCTTTTCTTTTAGCAAATGCAGCAAATGTTCCTGTGTGATATTCAACACCTATTAAATTACTGCTTTCTTTATACCTAAATGGCGACCCTTGAGCCGATAAATAACTGCTTTCTGTTCCATGCACTCCTTTATCTTGAAACATTCCATATTTTTCCATTACAAAAGACAAAGAAAAACCGTTAGGAGTTTCATTGAATTTATAACCTAATGAATCATATAATTTTTTAGAACCATTGTGTTTGTTTTTGGTTAAATTAGTTCTAGCTCTAGATATAACTTGAGTGGCAAATTTCCTTAAAGAAGTTTCTAAATTACTTAACATATTGTCATTTCGTTTGGAACCAATACATTAAAAGTCACAGCCCATCCAGCTACTTTATTGTCAAAACGATCCACGAAAGCCTCCAAAGAAGGTTGACCATTTAATTGATATAACTCAGTAAACAAATCACCTCTTCTTAACAAATCCATTAATCTACCTATAACAGCCATTTGAGTATTTAATACATCTTGCTCGTTATTGTTTCCTAAAAATTTATCAATTACATCTTCTTTATTTTCATCCACAATATCCATACATAATAAGGATAAATTAAAATCCCATGTGCTTCCATTTAATGTAGTTGAATTAACTATAAAATGTGATAATGGAAAGATGTCTTGCTTGTTGAGGTCTATCTCGAATATATCCCCGTAAGTAACTGTGTTCACAAAAGCATCTAATGCCAATGTGTCTTTTATCTTTGTTGTTAGATTATAAAATCCTTGCATTACTTAAATTTTTGTTTTATCATTCTGTTTTCAAATTCAATCTTCTCTTTCTCAAATGCCAAATACATCAAGCAACTATGTAACGGAAGTTTTGTAACCTCGTTAAATCGTCTGACGTCTCCTTGAGCAAGTGTATATATTTCTTGATAGCTTCCCCATTTTCTACCGAAGTTTGACCTGTCGTCTGTTCCTTCGCTATCACCGTCTCCAAATAACTCGGGATAGCTGTCAGCAATGCGTTGGTTAAATTGTAAAAAAAAACCATAGCACCCATTACGATTCCTAATGGCATATCTTTTGTTGCTTCACTATATTTGTGACTGCCTTCGTATTCTTCTATAAGGTATTTATGTCCCATTTTTTGAGTAACTGGTCTGTATAAAACTGCCATTGCTTTATGCATCGTTTGCCAATCATTTAAATAAGCTGTAAGGTCTTTGTTTTCGCCATAAGTAATCTCGTCAATGTTTGGTATAAAACCAAATTCAATTCCACGCAAATCAAACTTAAGCGTATGCTTTTGCTCTTGATTAAACAAAGCGGTTATTTTGGCAGCATATTTATCAACATCAGAAGATCTGATAGTTCCTAAACCTTGAAGATTTAAATCTAAAAATGTAGTTAATATGTCCTCTTCAGTTGGGTTTTCTATTTTTAGAAACTCTTGATATTGTCCAAGGGTAATCTCGTTTAGATTTTCAGGGATTTTTACTTGTAGCTTCATACTATTAAAACAAAAAAAAAGGCTACTTGTATAAAGTAACCTATTTAATTGAACATAAAACAAACTTAACTAACTTAACTTTTCATAATACGCATTGTATAATTGTGTGATTTTATCGTACAAATTGCCATCTTGTTTGTGCGTTTCTTGGCCTTGTCTTTTTTTTCCTTGATAATCAATTTCTATTTTGCAATCTGGTCTTTGACCTTTCAAACCTTGAATTGGTACAGGATAAATCTTTATATCATTATCCCAACAGTACTGTATTTTATTCATCTTCTAAAATGTTAGATATGTACCCAAATAATATTGTTCCCATTGTTGTAGGTATCATAAGAAAACCCATTGTTTCGTTTCCACTTTCAAAAAAGTCTACTGCAATAAAGCATAATAAAAATGCTATTATTAATGTGTATTTATAATCTTTCATAATATTAAAATTGTGATAAATGGTATTCTCTACCGTTGTCCATCATTACAGTATTTCTAATTATTGCAACAACTGTTACTATTTCATTTATTGTTTTACCGAATGGTGTTGTTCTTGTGATTTCGAATTTTTGACCTTTTGTAACTTTCATCTTGTTTGTTTTTGTTAAGACAAATATACAACCCTTTTTTAGATATAAACAAGTTATTTACAATTTTAACAAAACTTTAACATTTACCAAATATGGTACTCCCCTTTGTGTGGGTCTGCTAATTGTGAAGTTAACGCGTAGCGCATAGCATCAATGGCGTGATTATACGCATCTATAGGTTTATTCATCTTATTGCCTTCTTTGTCGGTCAACCAAATGTAATTGCGTAACTCGTTTATTAGATTTTTAGATCGTGATGTAATGTAAACCTCGTTTTGATTAATAAGGTTAATACCAAACATAATGGAATCTTTGCCTTTCGATACTGGCAATATTTGATGTCCATAACTATTTAATTCTGCTATTGATTTAGGCTCTGCACTATCAGCGTAAACAATGTCGTTTATTTCATGCGATTTCAATAGGTTGCTTATCTCGCTATTTAATAAACCTTTTTGATATAAAACCTCATCAAATATATAAGCATTGTTGTATTTATACAACCCCACTAAACTGGTTGGGTCGTTGCTATATCCCCAATCGAGTCCATGACATAATAAACGAGCTTCGTCTGGTAAGTCAATTTCTTTCCAATCAGTAATACATACACCTTCAAGCGATCCCACTTGACCTAATCCATACACTTTCCACCAGTTGTCCCAATACGTTGAGGTCTTTGCTTTGTCTCGTGCTTTTTCAATTTCATCTACAATGGTTTGAGGTAATGCTTCATTGTCTTTGTATGTTAATATTTCCAACTCAGAATCAGAATCTATTAGCACTTGTTTATGAGCCCAAAATTCATTAGTTGGGTTGTAGTCAATCCAAATATCTCCGCTTGTACGAATTGCAAGTTGATTATAAGCATCGAATGGTATGTTGTTTGCTTCGTTTACATAAAGTATATTACGTCTTGCACCGCGTAGTTTATCTGGTTGATCTACACTAAAAAATTCAATGTAGCTACCGTTTGTGAATTTGTATTTTAAAGTTGATTTATTAAATTGACTATCCCTATACCTGTTCAGCATAAGCATAATTTTTAAGAAATCTTTTAATGCACCTCTACGCAAATGAGGTATTGATTCAGAAACAACGCTAATTTCAAGGTTCGGTTCACGAATTGCTTTATCAATTAACAGCGGAAGTATTCCAAATGTCTTACCTGCTGATGTACCACCTTGTACTACGCGTTTTCGTGCAGTCAGTCGAGACATCTTTTTAATTGCGGTAGTTAATACAAAACCAGTTTCTACTGCCATTAAATGTCGCTTATAGTAAATATTGGTTGTTCGTTATTCACTGTAATATCTCTAGTTTCTTTTGGTTTACCTGCGTAATAATTAAAATACAATTGCACAAATTTAAAATCTCCATTCTCTACACCTTCTAACAATGCTGCATATGCTTTGTCTTCCATTGGGGATAATCGCTCTATCATTGCAACTTCTTCTGACTTTGATTTACGTCCAGCACCTTCACGGGCACCACCTTGTTTGTTTTCCATATTTGAAAAAATTTGATTATTCAACTACTTTAAAAACAAGTATTACCATTTATTGTTAAAAGCTTCTGAAATTTTGTTGCTTTTTTTCATGTTGTCTTCCGCCCATAATGGTTGAGTATTTTTATAATGAAACAATTGTATTAGTTCTTCTTTTGTTTGTGCAAAAGATAATGGTATTATATGGTCAATATGCCATTCGCCTTGATTGTCCCAGTTCATACCTTCAGTAAATTGTTTTTCGATGTATTTTTTTAATGTAACATAATCAACTCCTAATAGTTCAGATGTTTTCATTGTTTTTTTAAACGATGCGTTTTTAAATGCTTTAAATGAACGTGAGCGTAAATTGCTTTTTAGTTTATATATCGGGTCAGTTTTTCGTTTGTTTCTTTTATATGCATTTCTTTTGTCTCGATTGTTTTCTAGCCATCTACGATCTGTTTTGCTTTTACATTGTTTGCATTGATTTTGTAGTCCGTCTTTTTTAGCTTTGTTTTTACTAAATTCATTTACAGGTTTTGTTTCATTACATTTAAAACAATGTTTCATACGCGTTTTATAAATCTGCCTTGTTGGTCGTGTAGGGTGGTTTCTCCTACATCGCTTACCATGTAATTGTTAATATGTTGGTTTATTAAAGATTTAATGACTGCTGGTGGTAAATTGTATTTTCCTGCATTGCCTCCGTGTTTTATATAGTATTGATAGCATCGTTCTATTTCATCTCGTGTCATTTTTTACATCATTTTAACCATTGCGTTTAATCTCGTGTATATTAATTCTATTTGTTGTTCATCTAATCCTTGTGTTAATTCTTCTAATTTAGTAATATCTGCGTTTTTAGTTGATTTTAATAATTCATTGTATTGTTGTTTAACATTTATTAATTCAGTTCGCAATTGTTCGTTTAATTGTATTGCTTGCGTGTATTCTAATCTTTCTGATTTAATGGGATATTCTTTGAATGTTTCGTATATACGTTTTAAACGTGGGCGTGATATTGCGTCTTTAAAATTTTTTAAATTGTGTATAACGCTACAATGGTCTTTGTTTACAGCTGCTCCTATTTCTTGTAAAGATAATTTTGTGTGTTCTTTTGCTAATTTGTAATATACTGTTCTCGCAAAAACATATTCGTTTGTCTTTGTCTTTTTTGTAATGTCTATTTCTAAATCTGTGTTTATGAAATTTATTATATCTTTAATCATTCTGTAGTTGTTTTTTTAATTGTATTAATTTATTGAAACGTGCAAATTCTATTCCTAATTTTATTCCAGCACATTCCATGTATTGTTCTTGACTTTCGTAATATTTTAAATGTTCTTTTAATACATCTAATTCTGGATTATCTATTAATACGGTTTCTATTGTAAAAAAATAATAATATTCTTTTGCGTTTAGATCATCCATTAATACTGTTTTTTGTCTTGAAACGTTGCTTGATAATTGCGTTTTACAGTGTATGTTTCACCTTGAGATTTGTAAAATAATGCTGTAATTGTAAATTCAGATATTTTTTCAAACAATAAAATGTCTTTAGATTTTTCGTCTGTTATGTGCTTTAATGCAAAGGATCGCTTTTCTTCGCGAGTTTTCAAATTATTGAACTCATCTATTAAACGCATAATAAAGGTTTTTTTGGTTTAAATCCTTTTTTGCCTTGAGAAAACCATTCATTCAATTGTCTACCTACATACAGCATATGTGAATTATCTAAATCAAGCAATTGTTGTGGTGATGTTTCCAATCCGTTTGGTGTTTTGAATGGTGTTATAATTACATAGGGTTTTTGAACGTGTTTGTGGTATTCAAATAAGAATGTTTTTGCTGTTCTTCCGTAATTGTCTATTACATCGTTTTTGGCTGCGTACTCACGAGCTTGATTGTAAGATAATTTTTTGCCTGTAAATTTATTGCCAATTGAAACTGTTTTTAATTCGCCAATTATTGAAACCATATTATCTGCAAATACAAAGTCTTGGTCGCCTATGTATAAATCTGTTTTGCCGTTAAAATATTCAGATAACGTGCCATTAAAAAATAAATTTTGTTGTGTCATATTCCTAATATTAAAATGTTTGGTAAATCATAAATAGAAGCATCGCAAATGTATTTAATTTTTTTTATTAATGTTTCTTTTGATTTTAAATTTTTTAGCAAAATTGTATCTCCAACTTTGTAATTTCTGTTTCGTCTCCTGATTTCAAATGTTTTAATTCCTGATTTAACATCTTGAAAATATTTGTCTTGGATAAATAATTTATGCTCCTGCATCGAATATAGATATTTGATTTTGCGCTACATCTTTCCAAGCATCAGCGTTAAATAATATTAAATCTAAATCTGATTTAGTTATCTCATCGTATGAACCAGTAAATTTAAATGATTTTGTTAATGATTCTCTAAATAACATATGTGAACCTTTTTCTATTAATTTAACGTTTTGTTTTTTTGCTTGTTCTGGTGTCATTTCAGAACATAATTCCCAATTCTTTTGCAAATAACCCCACAATGCTGGATTGGATGTTTTTATGTACATTGTTTTATCTGCTGCTTTGTAGGCTTTAGCAAAGTAGTCAACTATTTTCCCACCAATGCCTAATCCTTGGTAGTCTGGTAAAACTACAATTCTTGATATGCGAAACGAATCGCGAACCGACCCAGAAACTAATGGAAGTACTGCTACGAAACCAACCGGATTGTTGTTCCAATTAATTATAAAATTGTGTGCTGATTTGTTTAAGTCTTCGGTCAT